AAGTGTTATGTTACCGTGTTCAAAGCGTCCTTGCAACGCCCAAACAACTCTATCAATCTTTCTTTTGTTACCGTGTGTAAGCTCTTCCACTCTAAAGAAGCGTTGATTCTTCTTCATAATGTCATTGAGGTAAGGATGGACAGCGTTCTTTAACGCTCCTTTTTCAATGCCGACTGCGATTGGCTTATAGTCTCTAACTGCTTCAAAGATTCTTCGTGCGGTCTCTTCAACGCCCCAACGGCCATGTATGATATTAGCAACCCACCAGCCCTCAGTGTTCGCTTTAACAACCGCAATAGCTGTCGCATCAAGTCTGCTAGTCTTGGTGGTATTTTTACCCGCCTCAGAAAAGCCTGCCAAGTCAACAGCAATGTAATACTCACCATCAGTAGGCTCCTCTTCGCTAAACTTAATGTACTCTTCTTTGAATAACTCACCGCCCATTGCCTCAAACGATGCCATGAACTCCTGACGGAAACTAAAGGCTGACATTGATTTCTCAGCGGCCTTGATCTCTTCAGCGTCCAACAGCGGGTTGTCGTAGCTCGTGTAGTGGAAACCAGCAAAGGTATCATCATCACCGACACAAGCATATGTATATAACTCGTAGAAGTGGTTACGACCCATTGGCGTACCAATGAACATCGCTCCACCCTTCTGATCCGCAAGGGCTGGTCTAAGGATTTGCTCCCAGACCTCCGGCTTCATATCAGCGTACTCATCCATAACCAAGTACTTAAGGCTGACACCACGCATAGTCTCTGGTCTGTCTGCACCCTTAAGGGCTAAGATAGCACCGTTAATAAACTTTATTTGTAGGTTATTGATATGACTAGAGGCTATGACACTATGTCCTATCTCTAGAAGCATCTGCCACATAATGTCCCTAGCCTGACCCTGTGTAGGGGCAACGTAGAACACCTGACCTTTAGTGGAGCTTAACGCCTCTACAATAAGCTTGTAAGCAGCAACACGGGACTTGCCTGTACGTCTACCAGCAGCAATGACTTTAAACCGTGAGGGGCTATCCCACACTTCCTGCTGCCATGGCAACAAGGATATATTTAAATCAGCCAACTAGTAAGTCCACATTACAGGAGACTCATTACCGTCCAAGTCGCGGATGTCAACATGCACAAAGCTACCAGCAATTCCAATTCCCGTAAAGCCCATCTTAATGGCCTCTTCAATGATCTTGTAACGCTGTGTACCAGTGGTGACTTTAATATCTGCGGCAATACCTTGGGCATGAGTTCCTGCTTTCTCCTGTTTTTTCTTTGCTTCAATGGGGTGGTCTTCAGAACGATAACCACTCGTGATAACAAAGGGGAACTCACACCTTGCTCGTAACAAATCTAATTTCAGTAGTAGTCTATCACTGATGTTGTTCTCACCTGTGTACTGACAGGCAAACTCTTCTCTAGTGAAGTAATCTAAATCGTTGTTAATGTTATACATCAGTGTAATCCCCTTCAATGGGTTCTTGATTACCAGAGATCACAGTGGTTTCCCCACCTACCCCAGTAATAGATATGTTAATGGCGTTACTACCACCGTTAAGCTTATCCTTCTCAAAATAGCTGACAGGTAATAGTCTATCCATGCACAACTTCCATGCTGCTGCTTGATTCTTATGGTCATCATCCAAGGCAGCGTTAAGAATACTGTCCAACACCTTCCTACTCTTAGGGGATGCCAACATTCTAGCTTTGTATTCGTTGATAGTCGCTGCGTCACCCTTGGGCCTGCCTACGGCCTGACGCTTACCTACGGTTTTTGACACAACATCTGCTTTCTTTGGTCGCCCAACCCGCTTTGCGGGCTGACCACTCTTTGATTCTTTATTACTCATTGTATTTCCCTTAGTTCTTAAGGATACTTAAGTACACTTTAGTTAATTTCTTTAATTATTAATAAAAGATCAAGCCTAACGATGCTTAAGGCTACTTAAGGGCGCAAGGTAGTCTTTATCTTCTTTACTATACAGTAGATTATACCATATTTACAACCAAAAGTCAAGTCTTTTCTACTCTTATGTCAACATATTTATACATAAGGGCCGTCCCTTTAATAGCTAAAGGCTATACTCGTGTGTGTCAAGCTTTATTTAAGGAAAACAAGGACTTAGTATACACATGGATTACCGGATTATACACACATTAATTACCCTTTTATGCCAAATTGCTACTTTTTTGTATCTAAGGGGGTACTTTAATTATTCAAGAGAAACCCCCGGCCCCCCCGTCCCCCGTTAGGATTTACCCACAGGTTATCCACAGGTCAGCCACCGCTGTGCATAAGTTATACACAAGTTATCCACAGGCCCGCATGTTGGCACGAGTATTGCATGGGGGCAAGTGTGAGTATGCCATAGGATACCATAGGCCCCAACATTGGCATGACTATTGCATGACACAAGTGTACACAAGTTGGCATGGTTCTTGCTACGCGGGCGCGCATGATTAAAGGTATACAGTAGTCATGCACGAGATGCATAAAGTTAATTGAGGTCATGCGTTTAAATCATTAGACACTGATGCCAATCTGTCTATAATGGACCCATCAAGCAAACAAACACACAGAGGTTAATACAATGTTCGGATTCGGTGACGTAGTAGCTATACTAATACTAACATGGGTATGCATGCTGTATATTGCAATGGACTTGGCTGGAGTTATATAATGATTAAAATTATGAGTAAAAAAGATTTAAAACCAATTGTCAAACAATTAAAAGATGGCGGGTTTGCTGTCACCAATAACTCAGGATGGTGGAAGGCACTAGATGATGACGGCACGACAGTCATGGAAGCAATGCCGCATTCCAATGGGAGCATGATGCTCAACCTAAACAATGATTATTTTGCATAGGGTAGTAGCTTTATAGTGTCCACTAGTCTATAGTGGGCATTATTAAATCAACTAAACAACAACACAGAGGTACGACAAGATGAGACTAAAGCAATTTGGTAGTAACATGACAGTGCTCGACATGGGCTTTGCGCAGGTATTTTTCAGCTATGAGACACCAGTAGCCGCCTGCCTGACAGATGGGTCGTTAATCATCACCAACCAGCACTATAGTCAGACAACCACTAAACATGTCAATAAATGGCTAAACGGTTGCGAGCATACCAGAGTAGACCAGCGGCGTATTGACTGCCTGCTGACATCCACAAGCGAATGTGATTCAGATTACAGCGAGGTAGCGTGATGAATAAGCAACTGAGAGAATTCTATTTAGACTGGGTCAATAACTACCTGACAGTAGAAACCATGGCAATGCATTACAATCTAGATGTAAGACACGCACGAATCCTGATAGACATAGGCAGGGACGCGCACCAACAATATGTAGATGAGGTAGCGTGATGTACAGGGTATACTATTACACGTTTGATTACAGCAAATACTATGCTACAATGGCTGGAGCGCATGCAGCAGGTCGCGCTTCAGGCTTACAGGAATACTCAATTACGAGGGTTAAATGATGAGTGAATTATACTGGTATGTTAAATGGTGCAGCATAGGGCTTGTATTTGGCTTTTGTGTGGGATATGGTGCTGGTACATGGCTCCTATAATGATTGACGTAATGGGCTGGTCTGTACTGACAGCCATTGTAATAGCAGTTCACAAGGGCGTGTTCTGGATGATGACTAACAATATACTTGAGGTGATACTATGAGCAATAACGAATACCACGGTGATGAACATCTACATGATGCAGACGATTATCCACCCATGGAACAATGGGAAATTGACGAGGCTTTGGCTGATATCAAGGCAGACAGCAATTGGATGGAGGCGTACAGCGAATGATTATCTTGGGCAGGCATTTAACAATGGAGTACAGGCTGGGGGTCGGATTTGACCTTGAGTTCCCAGACAGTCGGCCAGTATGGACATATAACGAACGTACAGGGGCCACAGAGGCGATGCCCTTCTATGGTACAATACTACACCTGCCCCTGTGCATTGTGACATACGGCAGGGTTTACGAGGTTATAGACGGATGAGCAAAATAAAGGAACAGATGATAGGCTACGAGGTAAGCGACTGGATAGAACCACAGGCGCACGTAATGGTTGACGAGCTTATAGAGTATCAGATATACTGTATGACAATGTCAGAGATTACCCAGCGAGTGACCAAACAAATGAAGGACGATTACTATAGTAACCCCTATAGTGAAATGACACAGCAATACAGAGAGGTTTTTCATAATGAGTAGATGCAAAGCGTGTGACGTTATACTGACAGAGTATGAGCTAAAGAAAAAAGACAGAGAGACAGGGCTACACCTAGACCTTTGCAATTCCTGTCTGGCACATAGTGACGAGGCCATGCATGACAGTTTTAATAATTTAAACATAAAAGAGGTTGACAGCATATTGAGTAGCTGATATAATACTCAGGTATTAAAGGGAAATGTTTTATTAATAATTAAAGAATAACCAATAGACCCTTAGGGGGTCATAACTAGAGGCAGTAACCATGGCAGTATTAGAAGGATTAGTAGCATTTGAGAACCTTGACGAGCATGAGATGTATCAAGGCCAGTCAACAGGCAAGTACTCTCTGGTACTCAGCTTAGACGAGCCAACAGCGGGCATGTTAGCTGATTTAGGTGTCAAGCTCCGTGAGTATGAGGGCGTTAAACAACGCAAGTTCAGCACCAAGTACGATGTGCCAGTGATGGACGTAGAGGGAAACGCATTCAAGGGTCGCATTGGACGAGGTTCTAAGGTGCGTATCATGTACGCAGAGGGCGCACCCCATCCGGTACACGGAACCAGTACGTACCTTAACAAGATCAAGGTACTAGAGGTCGCAGAGCAGGAGGGAGGCGAGGACTTCTAATGACAGACGAGTCAACATTTGTTCAACATGAGTCATGCCCTTCGTGTGGCTCATCTGACAATCTGGCTCGTTATAGTGATGGACACGCAGTCTGCTTTTCTGGGGGCTGCAACCATTACGAACACGGCAAAGGCCAGATGGGTCAACCAGCACAACAACGTAAACCAGCGAGGTCACTAGAGATGACAGGTACAACAGCAGCAATTAGTGACAGACGCATTTCGTTGTCAACGTGTAAGCGTTACGGTGTCACTGTAGAGTACGGTACAGATGGTAAGATCACCAAGCACCACTACCCATACCACGACAAGGACACAGGCACAGCGACAGGCACCAAGGTGCGTATCGTGGACAACAAATCTTTTTATGCGACAGGAGGTTTTGATAATGCGGGTCTCTTCGGCCAACAGGCGTTCAAGGGTGGCGGCAAGTACATTACGGTCACAGAGGGCGAGGCAGATGCACTGGCTGTCAACGAGATGTTTGACGGCAAGTGGCCCGCAGTCTCCATTAGATCAGGGGCAGCAGGAGCAGCCAAAGACATCAAGGCCAGCCTAGAATGGCTAGAGACCTTTGAGAATGTAGTCATATGTTTTGACAACGACAAGGCAGGACAGGAAGCAGCAAAGTCAGTGCTTGACTTGTTTACTCCCAACAAAGCAAAGAACGTCACGCTACCTATGAAGGACGCAGGCGACATGCTACGGGACAACAAGGTGCAGGCATTCGTTAAGGAGTGGTGGAACGCCAAGACATACCAGCCGGACGGCATTGTGCGTGGCAGTGACACATGGGAGATGATCATTGAGCAGTCGGACGTGAAGTCCATACCCTACCCATGGGCCTGCTTAAACGAGATGACGCACGGCTTCAGACCTAAGGAGCTGGTGACTATCACCTCAGGCTCAGGCATGGGCAAGAGTCAGATCGTCAGGGAGCTAGAGCATTACCTACTGGGTGCGTCCAAAGACAACATTGGTATCCTCGCACTGGAGGAGGACATACCAAAGACAGCGTTGGGCATCATGTCTATTGAGGCCAACAAGCAGCTACACCTTGACAAGACAGTGACGCAGGAGGAGAAAAAAGGCTATTGGGATCAGACCATGGGGTCAGGGCGTATCTTTATGTTCGACCACTGGGGATCAACCAGCGAGGACAACCTGCTAGGGCGCATACGCTACATGGCTAAAGGTCTGGACTGTAAGTGGATCATCTTGGATCACCTTAGCATCGTGGTCAGCGATCAGGACAACGGTGACGAGCGCAAAGCAATTGACAGTATTATGACCAACCTACGTAAGCTGGTTCAGG